AAGAGTTGCAGAAGGCTATGGATGTTAAATTACAAAGAGAAAGGAACAAACAGAGATGAGTAAAGAGATTAAAATTGCTGGAAGTATTTCATTTGGAGGAAAGCGCCTTAATGTATACGGGGACCTGGATGCTCCACTGTTTAAGGCAAAAGATATTAGCCACGCTATAGGCTACAGTAGCGGTAACGAGTGGAGAATGCTCGAAATGTGCGAAGAGGATGAGAAGCTGAAACTACCTTTAGTAGTAGCAGGACAGAGACGTTCCGTCAACTTTGTGACTGAGAATGGTCTGTACAACATCCTTGCACAGAGTCGTATGGAAATCGCAAGATCCTGGAGACGTGTGGTTCATGACGAGCTTATCAACATGCGTAAGGAAAAAGGCAGAAACATCGCTGAGCAGTTCGAAGAGTGGGATCACGCAATGGATAACATTTACTTTGATGAGAAAACTGGTCAGCTTATGCAGTCGGTTACTGTTCCTGGTGGAGATGTGATTCAGATTCCTTATGAGAAGGAAGAAGAGTAATTAAACCGTGGGCTATGCTTAACACAGGAGCATAATAATCCAGATTGGTGGGGATCTGGATATTTTGAAAGGAGAACAAGATGATTTTATATGTGGTTCATGGAAATACCTATTACGATGGATATGGACATATAGAAAATATATTTGGTATCTATACGGAAAAATACGCAGCGGATAATGGATATAAAATTACATAGAGAAAGGAAAAGATAGTGAATCGAACAACAAAAAAAAATTAATGTGCTTGCATATGCTTCACGACCAGAAATGGATATTAACTACATCGGAGATATTGTGAAATATGAGGAAAAAGATATTTTGTCAGTCTCTCAGAAGAAGTCGTTGAATTTCGTGGGATTGTGAAAGAGGAGGAAATAAATATATGAGCGCTAATATAAGCACAATGTATACAAAGAGCCAAAATCAGAAAGCTGGGAGAAGAGGATATGCTTGTTGGAAGACTGAAAAAGAAACTGTTATCTCTCCAGCGGCTTATGGCGATTATATTTTACAGCGTAATAAAAGAGGTAAGAAGAAAAATAATTGATATTTGAAAGGAGATTATAATTATGAAACCAGAAGAATTATTAGATTTTGTTAAGGCTTGTAGTAAGCATTGGTTAAGACCAGTTAGTATGTTGGTTGCGTTTAAAGTTGATTATAGAAATAACGGTATTGAGGTTAGAGCATACTATAAAGGATGTAGTTATAATATTCTGATTCCATTCATCGAGATTGAAATGGTTGGAGAGCATGCTGTAACTGGATATTTGAATTCAATTGATAGAGAACTTAGAAATCAAGCATATCAGAAAGAAGTATCTTGTATATTCGGATCATCTCTGTATACTCGTACAGAAACAAGAAAAGTTCCAAAAATTGTAAGAGTTATATTTAATAATCCCGCTACTATTGTGTTCTGGAGTGATAATACTAAGACTGTTGTTAAGGCTGAGAATGAAGACTTTGATAAAGAAAAAGGTCTGGCTATGGCGATTACAAAGAAGGCATTAGGTAATGCTGGTAACTATTATAACGAACTCAAAAGATATTTAGGAGAATTGGAGGAAGCGTAAATGATTAAATTAGAGCATGTGGTTCTGGCGAGTCCTGAGCAAATGGAGTTTATTATTGAAGGTATGCGCAATCCGCTCAACAGTTGGGCTAAGAGTGATAGCGAACTTGAAACGGCTGGATACGACGTTGTTGGATTCGATCTTGGAGAGGCGGACCATGGTTTAATGCAGCGCTTATCAAACGCAGGTACAGACCATAGAAAGTTTATGAGAATGATGCCGGTGTATGTGAGGATTACAGCGCCTTTATATTGGTGGAAAGAGTTCGATACATATAAAGTTGGTACTGTTGCTAACAGCTGTAGTACCATGCATAAAATCCAGGCTAAGGAATTTACGATGGGTGATTTCAGTTGCGAGCATCTCGATATCCGCACCAAAGCATTACTGGAAGAAACAATAAAGGCGTTAAATGATTATCGAAAATTATATATCGAATACAACCCGGATGATTTCGAGATTAAAGGGTGCCCGAGTAAGAAAGATATTTGGTGGCAGATGATCCAGCTTCTTCCGAGCAGCTATAACCAGACTCGTAACGTCATGATGAATTATGAGGTTCTGGCTAATATTTACAAATCCAGAAAAGGACATAAGTTGGACGAGTGGCGTTTACACGAACCGGAATGGGAATTTGATACAGCAGAATCATGGCAGTTTGGATTTTGTGATTGGATTGAGAGACTTCCGTACAGTGAACTGATTACTGGAAAAACGAAGGAGGATTAAATTTATGCATTTTACAGTTATTCAGATTATCATTATGTTTCTTATCGGCTACGTATGCCTGTATGCACTGCTTGACCGGGTTATGAAGTGTATTGAGCACTGTGCTACAGCCAGAGCATACGGAAGGTTCAAAGAAGCCGGGATCATGACAAAACTGGATGATGTCGCAGCAGGTATCGCAAAGTCAAAAGAGGAGAAATATCGTGTTGAGGAGAGACTTAATTAAGAATAAGATATACGGAATTATATTTATCGTACTTGGAGCGTTGACAGTCCCTATTGAGTGGGATGCAACGTTCTTTTTATTTACCTTGATGTTGGGTGTTTTATTATTTGTATCAAGGGAAAATTGCATTATGAATTAAGGAGGCGGCTATATGAGCCGGGCTGAAAGGAGAAGGGCGCAGAAGTGCGAGCAGAAAGCTAAAACCGCTACATACAATCTGACAAGAGCCCAGTTAGATGCCCTGGTTCGAGAAAAGATATCTGGTGAACTGGATAGAGTTAAGCAGGAGGCTACGAATGATGCTATCAATCAGGCGATGATTCTTCTGCTTACTCTGCCGCTTGAAGTGTTGATGGATCACTATTGGACAAAGACATATGCAAAGCGGATTCCGAAGTTTACAGAGCATGTTCTCGAATATTATGAGAAATGGCAAAACGATGAGTTGGATATGGACAAGCTCAAAGAAGATCTTTGGGTATATGGCGGTGTGAGATTAGAAGAAGTGGAGGGTAAGTAAATGGGATATTTAATTTTAGGAATTATCATTCTGGCAGCTATTCTTGTTTTAGGCGGATATATTGTTCTGTCCGTTATGAATGCTGCAATGTGGATGGACGATTCCATGAGATGGGGAGGTAGAGATGACAGCTAAGGATGACAGAAAAAACGCAGAGGGTTACAACGACCCGACAGCTTACAGCGCGATTAAGAATGTGGAGCAGGAACAGGACAAAGATGATGCGAGATTTCATCAGTTACTGAATACTCTGTTTTCGATTTGTGAGTTGGCGGATTTCCATATTGAGGGATGAGTTGTGCTGAAGGACAAGAGAACGGGAAAGGTTTGGAGGTAGGTGAGATGACGAGTATGGAAGAATTGCAGAAAGCATGTGAAACCTTGGCAGAAGCGTGGAACAAAGCCATTGGGTCAATGGAGAAAGCATGTGAAACTTTGAGCGAAGTCTTCAGACGTATGTATGCTTCTGAGGAAGAGAATCGTAAAATTCGCACCGGTCGGAAGCTTAAATCTGTAAGGCGTGTGCCGGATTCTAAGATGTCTACGTACAATTATAAGCCTGTTGTGAAGCGCAATTTGCCCTATCAGAGACGGAATTTCTGACCGATTTCAGCTAATCTAGGTTAAAAATCTTTGTAGTAACAGGTCATTTTTCTGCCCACTTTTTGGTTTTAGGATTTGACCAAATCCCGGATATTTTTGACCAGAACTGAAAAATCGGTGTCAATTTGGAGAAAATTTATGAATTTTGGTCAAATTTCTGGCCATTTGCCCGGTTTTGCCCACTTTCAAAAACCCGGATTTGACCAGCAAAAACCCAGTATTTATGCGGGTTTGCGGGCTTTTTGCCCACTTTCCCACTTTTAATACTAAACTATTATGATAGAAAGTTTAAAAATATATAGTAATAGGCGAATAAAAGTGGGTTTTTGACCAGAAGCAAGAAAGAGGTGATTTTATGACTTACGATAAGAAATTGGTCGAGGATTGGTTGTGCGAACATTTTCCGTATCATTTACGAGTGAATAAAGATATTCCGAATGGTGCACATGTGACGATGAAAAATGAAATCGCCATATCACAAGAATGGCTATGGGTTGATAATCCGCCGTATCAATCTTTTGAAGATGTGATGTTCGGTTATACCATTCCTAGGGATTTTTATTCAGGTGCCGGAGCTTCGTATTGTGGATATCCATTTGGTGGATTGTATCCTATAGGAGGTTTGCCGTGAATGTAAAGAGAAAGGTAACATGGAAAGATATTTTCAATAATTTCAACTCGGTGTATCCGCGGTTATCGAAAGAAGCCCAGGATTACCGTCCGTACAACTACATGAGCATTATCGTATATTTAGCAGACGGAACCAAGGTGGTTTATGATGATATGGTAAAGCGAGCTAAGATGCTTGCAGCCTAGGATCTGGCTACAGAATCCGCTTTCCATTTTGTGTGCTTCATGCTATACTATAAGAGCCACACAATCTAATAATGAAATCGCGTTCGAGGGAATAACTTTGGTAAAAAGTGTATTCTCTTTTACTCGTACCCTTGAACGGCGAAGAGATTGTGTGGCAACAATAAGAGATGCGCTTTTTCGGTGCGTCTCTCAAATTGGGGCGCACTTTTTATTTGCCCTAAATTCCTACTTGAGTATGGAAAGGGTGATTATATGGGAACGAAATCAAATAAAAACATTTCGGGTGTCATAGGAGCAATCGGAGCTGTTGGTGGTTTGATTACTGCGGTTACACCTTTGGTTGAAAAAGCAATAGATAACGCACAGAATAAACCGACTGAAAAAATAGATACGAAAGTTATCATTCCAGAATTATATCGTAAGGGATTTCCGATAGACCTGGAACAGGCTGAAGAATTATTAACCGAACGTGGCTTGAAAGTTTCAAAGAGTAAGCTTCGTATGAAAGAAGCAGATCCAAAGTATCGAGATTACGAGGATACCCAAGTCATAGACTCAAATCCTAAGCAGGGCGCTAAGGTGAAAGTCGGTACAACTGTTTGTCTGAGATACATAACGGCTGAAGTTATCGAGGAGAGCCAAAAGATATTTGATGATGACGTTCGTATTAAACAGGAGGCTAAAGAACAGAAGGCCGCTGAGAAGCAGGAGAAGAAAGAACGTTTGAAAGAAAGTGTTTCTGAAACTATGGATTCTGCTAAGAGTGGTTTAGGAAAGATATTTAAGAAAGATCGAAAAGCTATAGAAGCTGAGAAAGGAGAAACGATAGATGAGTAAAGGTGGAAAGAAAAAGCGTAGCACGGCTGGGTTAATCCTTGATGTGATTCTTACATTGTGTACCGGTGGCTTATGGTTGATTTGGATACTGATCCGGTATTTAAGAAATAACAGCTGACAACTACATATTTGGACAGAGATGCTTAATCGTGTCTCTGTCTTTTTTTATGCTCTTTTTTGCGCGCGAAAAAAACATGCCCTTTTATGAAGAGAGAGGATAAATAGGCATTTTTATTAAATACCACATCCTCTTTTGAGTTTTTAGAAAATTGAAAGGAGACTCCATTATGTTGGAAAATAAGTTCCAGGCAAATTTGATCAAGGAACTGAAAGAAAGATTTCCGGGTTGTATCGTGATGAAAAACGACCCGACCTATATTCAGGGAATTCCAGATCTGCTGGTTTTACACAAAGACAAATGGGCTTCCTTAGAATGTAAAAAAAGTGCTGGCGCAAAGAAGCAGCCGAATCAGGAATATTATGTGGACCGTATGAATCAGATGTCATTTTCGAGGTTTATATGTCCAGAGAATAAAGAGGAGGTACTGGATGAACTTCAACAATCATTCGAACCTTGAAGGACAACACGCCTTTCTTGGTGCCAGTAAATATCACTGGATAAATTATGGTGAGGATAAAGTTGCGGAAGCATATCGAAATTTCCTTGCCACACAAAAAGGAACGGTATTACATGCATTTGCGGCACAATGTATTATGCTCAATCAGAAATTACCAAAGTCGAAGCAGACATTGAATATGTATGTGAATGATGCCATCGGATTTAAGATGACACCTGAACAGATCCTTTACTATTCCGATAATTGTTTTGGCACAGCTGATGCAATTTTATTTCGGAATAACTTCTTAAGAATTCACGATTTGAAGACCGGAAAGATTCCGGCGCACATGGAGCAGCTTGAAATATATGCCGCTCTTTTTTGTTTGGAATATAAAGTGAAGCCTGGGGATATTGAAATGGAATTGAGAATCTATCAGAACAATGAAATTCTGTATCACAACCCGACGGCCGAAGATATTGTTCCGATCATGGACCGAATTATTACTTTTGATAAGGTGATTAAGAAAATCAGAGAACAGGAGGGGTAAGCTATGAATTCCATTGTGGAAGATATTTTAATGCATTATGGTATGCCACGGCGTTCTGGGCGTTACCCTTATGGTTCTGGAGAGAATCCATATCAGCATAGCGGTGATTTTCTTAGTCGTGTTCAGGAATTAAAAAAATCCGGAATGAGCGAAACAGACATTGCTAAGAATATGGGTTTGACTACCACACAGCTTCGTACTCAGATGAGCCTCGCTAAAGATGAACGTCGTGCTCTTCAGGTAGCAACAGCAAAGGGTCTTCGTGAAAAAGGTTACAGTTTAAATGAAATTGCCGATAAGATGGGATTTGCTAATGACTCGTCTGTCCGCTCTTTATTGAACGAAACTTCGGAAAACAGAATGAACCAGGCTAAGGCCACTGCGGATGTTCTGCGAAAACTCATTGAAGAAAAGGGAATGATCGATGTCGGAACCGGCGTTGAAAGAGAACTTGGCGTGTCAAAAGAAAAACTAAACCAGGCTCTTTATATGCTGGAATTGGAAGGTTATCCGATTTATGGCGGCGGCGTTCCACAGGTTACCAATCCTGGAAAGCAGACCAATATCAAGGTCATTTGTCCACCGGGAACCGAGCACAAAGATATTTATGACTTCGAGAATGTCCATTCTGTAAGAGACTACATCTCCTATGACAATGGGGAGTCTTTCAGAAAATCTTTTGAGTATCCGGCCAGCATGGATTCAAAGCGCTTGCAGATCCGCTATGCCGATCAAGGTGGTGTTGATAAGGATGGTGTAATTGAACTCCGTAGAGGCGTGAAAGACCTGTCTTTAGGTGATTCTCATTATGCACAGGTCCGTATTATGGTTGACGGAACTCACTACCTTAAAGGTATGGCTGTTTACTCTGATAATATGCCGGATGGCGTTGATGTGATTTTCAACACTAATAAAAAGTCTGGCACTCCTACAAAAGATGTTCTCAAGAAAATTAAGGATGATCCAGATAATCCGTTTGGTTCCCTGATTAAGGAGCATGGAGGTCAGAGCTATTACGATGATCCAAAGGGTAAGTATACAGATCCTGTAACTGGAAAGAAACAGTCCCTTTCTCTTATCAATAAGAGAGCAGAAGAGGGTGATTGGGGAGAATGGAGTAAGACACTTCCGTCACAGTTTCTTTCTAAACAAAGTTTGACGCTTATCAAAAAACAGTTAGGTTTGGCTAAAGCCGATAAGCAGGCGGAATATGATGAAATCTGTTCGCTGACAAATCCTACCGTTAAGAAGGCTCTGTTGAAATCATTTGCTGATGATTGTGATGCGGCCGCCATACATTTACAGGCAGCGGCGTTACCTCGACAGAAGTATCAAGTAATTCTCCCATTAACGACAATCAAAGATAATGAGGTGTATGCTCCAAACTACAAAGATGGAGAAACGGTTGCTTTAATCCGTTACCCACATGGCGGAACTTTTGAGATTCCTATTCTGAAAGTCAACAATAAACTGGCTGAAGGAAAGAGCGTTCTCGGAAACACACCGGCGGATGCAATCGGTATCAATAAGAAGAATGCAGACCGTTTATCTGGAGCAGACTTTGACGGTGATACCGTAATGGTAATTCCTTGTAACTCCACAAAGAGTAAGGTAAAGATTACTTCCACTTCTCCATTAAAAGGTTTGGAAGGTTTCGACACCAAGGATGCTTATGGTGGAACTGTTAAGAAAGATGCTGATGGCGTAGACCATTATTATCGTAATGGTAAAGAATATAAGATTATGAGAAATACTCAGACAGAAATGGGTAAAGTATCGAATCTGATTACTGACATGACTTTGAAGGGAGCCACACAGGATGAATTAGCGAGAGCGGTTCGTCACAGCATGGTTGTAATCGATGCCGAGAAACACAAACTGGATTATAAGCAGAGCGAAATTGATAATGGTATCGCTTCTCTTAAGAAGAAGTATCAAGGTCGTGTCGATCCAGAAGGAAATTACCATGAAGGAGCGTCTACTCTTATCTCACAGGCAAAATCTGAAACTCAGGTTCTTAAGAGGAAGGGTTCTCCGACAATCAATGAGGATGGATCTTTATCATACAAATCTGTTAAAGAAGAGTACGTCGATAAGAATGGAAAACTTCAATTCCGAATGCAGAAGAGTACGAAGATGGCTGAAACAAAAGACGCCCGTACACTTTCTTCAGGTACCCCCCAGGAAGAAGCTTATGCCGACTATGCAAATTCTATGAAGTCTTTAGCTAACCAGGCTCGTAGGGAGATGATGAGTACAGGCAAAATTGCTTACTCTGCTTCTGCTAAGGCAACATATTCTGAAGAAGTAAAGTCTTTAAATGCTAAGCTTGATTTAGCTTTAGCGAATGCTCCTAGAGAGAGACAGGCTCAGACAATGGCAAATGCTACTGTTGCAGCTAAGAGAAAAGACAATCCGGATATGACGAAAGCCGAAGTTAAGAAGGCTAGTCAGCAGGCTCTGGCACAGGCAAGAAGTTCTGTAGGAGCTAAGAGATCTAACATCGAAATTACGGATAAAGAATGGGAAGCCATCCAGGCCGGAGCAATTTCTGAGAATAAGCTTACGCAAATTCTGAATAACACGAATACCGATACTATTCGTCAGAGAGCGACTCCTCGTGCAAGCACTGCTCTGAGTACAGCTAAGCAGAATCGTATCGCTGCGCTTAGCGCATCTGGCTACAGCACTTCAGAGATTGCGGAAGCCCTTGGGGTTTCTTCTTCGACAGTTTCTAAGTATTTGAATGGAAAGGAGTGAACTAAGTAAGATGAGATTTGCGCTTACCACTTTTGATAATCCTTATGATCCGTTTGAACAGTTCACTCAATGGTTCATGTTCGATGAGGAAAAAGGTTATCACACAACTGCTTATCTTGGTCGAATCGCTCGAACATCGGATCAGTTGTCGGATGAAGAGAACAACAAGGAAGTAGAGCGAGCTATTGATGAGATAATCCGTTATGATTTCCAGAACATCTATCGAAAGGTTACAAGTAAATCAGAAACAAATGAACATAAAGAAAAAGCTTCCTAAAAGTGATTTCGTCGGCATATCAAAAGCTGAAGACGACAGTACATGACTAAAAGGGGTATAGGGGGGGTGTCTAAAAAACATACCCCCACCCATATCGCGGCGGTCTTTAAAATTTCCCCGGAGGGCATTTTTAGGGAGCCTTTTCAGCTGTTCCAGTGTTTACAAGGGTCTATAACTCATGATATTTGACAACGGTTTCTGTGGGATCGGCTCAAAGTTAGTTCTCCTTTCGTTGAGTAGCATTGTCATGATTTGTAGGTCCTTTTAAATACTGGAAAAGTATGTGAGAACTATCACAGAAATAACGAACAACTAAATGGAAGGAGGCATCAACTTTGAGGAAAGCAAAGCAATCCGAGTCTTCTAGGATGATGCGTCCAGCATTAACGCCAGAAGCGAGAGAAAATCAGCTTGTTTCATTGGCGGTTGACTTGGCTGAAAAGCAGTTACGAGAGGGAACAGCTTCGTCGCAGGTGATTACTCACTATTTGAAGCTCGGTTCAACGAAAGAAAGAATTGAAAAAGAGATTTTGGAAAAACAGAAGGAACTGATAGAGGCGAAGACTCAGAATCTGAAATCCATTGAAAATTCGGAAAAGCTGTATGCTGATGCATTAAAGGCATTTCGTGGTTATAGCGGTCATGGAGATGAGGTGGATGATGCTTAAATGTTATTCAGAACTCTTGCGACTTACAACCTTTAAGGAACGATACGAGTATCTTCGTTTGGATGGAGTGGTTGGTGAAGAGACATTCGGATTTGATAGGTATCTTAATCAGATATTTTACAATTCTCAAGAATGGAAGGACATTCGGAGAAAAATTATTATTCGTGATAATGGATGCGATCTCGGATTGGATGGGTATGAGATTCGTGGAAAGATTCTTATTCATCATATGAACCCAATAAGGCAGCAGGATATATTGTTGCGGACTGATTTGGTTCTGAATCCAGAGTATCTGATCGCAACAACTTTATCGACCCACAATGCTATACATTATGGAGATGAGAAACTACTTTTAACAGTTCCAAATGAACGACGAAAAAATGATACATGCCCATGGAGGCATTAGGAGGAAAATTATGGAAGGAAACAAGAAGCCACTTATGGGTGTAGTGGTAAATTGTATGAATTTGAACATTCGCAAAGATCCGACGCAGGCATCAAGATCGTTAGGCATTATCGGTTCGGATACAGTTGTAACGGTTTGTGATGAAGAGTCTGTTTCTGGTTTTTATAAAGTTAAGACCGGAGACGGTATCATTGGGTATTGTATGAGCGAGTTTATAAAACTCTGTTAGATGGGGGTGCGATCATGAATATTACAGATAGTGTACTGACATCAATCAAGAAATTACTCGGAATCGCAGAGGAGTATGAACATTTCGATGCGGATTTGATCATGCACATCAATTCTGTGTTCTCGATTCTTACACAGCTTGGTGTCGGCCCATCCAAAGGTTTCATGATCGAAGATAAGAATGCAACATGGAAAGATTTCATTTCTGATGAATCCAAATACATGCTTGTCAAATCTTATATGCATTTGAAGGTTAAACTTCTTTTCGATCCGCCGCTTAGTTCGGCCGTTCTGGAGTGTTATAAAACACAAATCAGCGAGTACGAATGGCGTTTAAATGTTGCTGCGGAAAACGATGACGCCGATCCAGATGAGCCTGAGCATTATTCCGGATCATATGAAGTTACACCAAAGGCGCATCGGACTCAAACTTTGGATACGTCTGGAAAAGTGCTTAGTGAAGACCTTGTGATTCATGAAGTTCCGTATTATCAGACATCCAATGCCAGTGGAGGTGTTACCAGTTACATCACAAAGGAGGGAGATTCAAAATGAATAACGCCTATTTAGCACACCATGGAATTCTTGGAATGAAATGGGGAGTTCGAAGATCGGAGGCACAGCTTGCAAGAGCCAGGGGATATTCTTCCAAATCTTCAGACGATAAGAATGAGGTATCAGCACGTAAAGTTGCTGTTAAGAATCGGCGAACAATGTCTGATGCCGATCTGAAGAAAAAGATTGAGAGACTTAAATTAGAACGCGAGTTTAAGAATCTTACAGAAGACGACATCGCACCTGGCAGAAAGTATGTGTCAGAAATTCTTTCTGCATCCGGAAAGAAAGCGTTGACTATAGCTGCGGCTGGAGCAATGACATATGCTGTCAAGACTGCAATGACAAAAGAATTCAATCTTAAAGAGGCCGCACAGTACATTGCTGCAAACCCGAATAAGAAGAAGTAGGAGAAGAAAATAATGGCGTTATCGAACACTGCCGTCCCGAAATACTACGGCATGTTTCGTGATGCCGTAATTCGTGGCGAAATTCCGGTATGCCGAGAAATCGAGATGGAGATGAACCGAATCGATGATCTCATTGCGAATCCGGGAATTTATTACGATGATCAAGCAGTAGAGGGTTTTATCAGCTATTGCGAGAATGAGCTTACTTTAACTGACGGTTCAGATTTGAAACTGCTTGATACATTCAAAGTTTGGGCTGAACAGATTTTCGGTTGGTACTATTTCGTTGAGCGAAGCGTATACGAACCTTATGAGGATGGCCATGGCGGACATTACATTACCAAGTCTATCCGAAAAAGATTGGTTAATAAGCAATATCTCATAGTAGCCAGAGGTGCTGCAAAGTCAATGTATGGCTCATGCTTGCAGAATTTCTTCTTGAATGTTGACGTCACAACGACACATCAGATAACTACAGCTCCGACAATGAAGCAGGCGGAAGAGGTGTTGTCACCTATTCGAACCGCTATTACCAGATCAAGGGGACCTTTTTATAAGTTCCTTACTGAAGGATCGTTGCAAAATACGACCGGATCAAAGGCGAATCGAATGAAATTGGCATCCACTAAGAAAGGAATTGAAAACTTCCTTACTGGATCGCTTCTTGAAATTCGTCCAATGAGGATTGACAAACTTCAGGGACTTCAGCTAAAAGTGGCGACGGTTGACGAATGGCTTTCTGGTGACATTCGAGAAGATGTAATCGGAGCAATCGAACAGGGTGCATCGAAGGTCAACGACTACCTTATCGTTGCGATCAGTTCAGAGGGTACTGTCCGTAACGGTGCTGGTGATACAATCAAAATGGAATTGATGGACATTCTAAAAGGGGATTATGTCAATCCGCACGTATCGATCTGGTGGTATAAGCTGGATTCTATTGATGAGGTTGCCGATCCAGATAAATGGTTGAAAGCAAATCCCAATCTTGGAAAGACTGTTTCTTATGAAACCTATCAGCTGGACGTTGAGAGAGCAGAAAAGGCTCCGGCAGCTCGAAATGATATTTTGGCTAAGCGCTTTGGACTTCCTATGGAGGGATACACATATTACTTTACATATGAAGAAACTCTTCCACATCGCCATAGAGATTATTGGCAGATGCCATGTTCTTTGGGAGCCGATCTATCACAAGGCGACGATTTCTGTGCATTCACATTTTTATTTCCATTGTCAAATGGATCGTTCGGTGTCAAAACCAGAAACTACATTTCATCATCGACTCTTATGAAACTCCCAGCAGCAATGAGGATTAAATACGATCAGTTTATGAAAGAGGGGAGTCTTATTGTGTTGGAAGGAACGGTTCTTGACATGATGGAAGTATATGAGGATTTGGATAATCACATTATTGAATGCGGATACGATGTACGATGCTTTGGTTACGACCCATACAATGCAAAGGAATTTGTTGAACGTTGGGCTAGTGAAAATGGACCGTTCGGGATTGAAAAAGTTATCCAGGGTGCTAAGACAGAATCCGTCCCACTTGGCGAATTGAAGAAACTTTCAGAAGAGAGGATGCTTCTCTTTGATGAAGACTTGATGACATTTGCTATGGGAAACTGTATTACTCTGGAAGATACTAACGGGAATCGTAAATTGCTGAAAAAGCGGTATGAGCAAAAAATTGATGCCGTTGCAGCAATGATGGATGCGTACATCGCATTCAAGGCAAATCGAGAAGCATTCGAGTAGGGGGATAAAGATGCCAGTAGCAAAGTTAATTGATTACTCTTCTGTATTACGACCCTATACCGTCAGAAAAGTAGCTCATATCGAATCAAGTGATAATTTGATGCATTATGGAATAAAGGGTATGAAATGGGGAGTTCGGAGAACGAAAGAACAATTAGCTCATGACAGAAGCTCCATTCAGGCAAGGATGAATAGCCAGTTGCGAACACCTGTAAAAGCTTCAAATGGAATACTGGTTACACGTTTTTCAGATCATGCCCTTGACAGAACACAAACCGAATCAAGGCCGGTAACCGTTGAAGGAATTTTGGACGCATTGAAAAATCCGTTGAATCATGGTAGCATTAAAACAAAAACAGATAACCTTGGACGACCAAGTCAGCAGTTTATAGGGAAATCTGCGACAGTAGCAGTGAATCCTGAAAATGGAACCATAACAACTACTTGGTGTACAGGAAGTAGAACAAAGCGTAAATATTTAAAGAAAGGGTGAGCATATGTTCAGTGAAGAAGAAATAAACCTTATGCGGCAACTTGGATTGGACTGCGATTTTAACGGTTTATCTGAGACCGATGAATATTGGGCAGACATAGAAGAAAAGGTTGGGAATTTCCTGACACTGAAGTGTTTAGACAAGTATTATAATCCCGATAGTAACGGAATCATATGCGAATCTATACTGAACAAAATACCGGTGTAAAATTACTGGAGACCTCTTAAGAAAAGGGGTCTTTTTTTTTGCCTATTTTTAGGAGGTGAGAATTCAAAATGGATTTATCATTAAGTTCCAGGTTTAAAAATGCCTGGAATGCTTTTCGCAATAGAGCCCCTACCATGATGTCCCAGAATATCGGTTCGGGTTATTCATATCGTCCTGATCGTTTTCGCCTTACCAGAGGAAACGAAAGATCGATAGTAACGTCCGTATACAATAGAATTGCTTTAGACGTAGCCGCCATCAACATTCAGCACGTTCAGTTGGATGATGAAGGGCGGTTTTTAAATGTTATAAAAAGTGGTTTAAACGAATGTTTGTCGTTGGAAGCCAATCTTGATCAGACTGGTAGGGCATTTATCCAAGATGTTGTTATGTCCATGATGGATGAAGGCTGTGTAGCAATCGTTCCTGTGGATACCGATGATGATCCAGACGACACAAAAGGATATCAGATTCTTTCGATGCGAGTTGGTCGAATTCGTGACTGGTATCCTCGTCACGTCCGTGTTGAGGTATACAACGAAAATACTGGGCGAAAACAAGAAATTGTTGTTCCGAAAGATACGGTTGCTATCGTGGAAAATCCACTGTATGCGGTAATTAACGAGCCGAATTCGACGATGCAGAGGCTTATTCGAAAATTGAATTTGCTAGATGCTGTCGATGAACAGAGCAGCTCCGGCAAGTTGGATTTGATCATTCAGCTACCTTATGTAATTAAATCAGAGGCAAGACGTAAGCAGGCTGAGAAGCGGCGTAAAGATATCGAGCAGCAGTTGTCTGGTTCTAAGTATGGCATTGCTTATACCGATGGAACAGAGAGAATCACGCAGTTGAATCGTTCTTTGGAAAACAATCTAATGAAGCAGATTGAATACTTAACGAGTATGCTTTACAGCCAGTTAGGAATCACTCAGAGCATCTTGGATGGTACCGCAGACGAGAAGACTATGCTGAATTATTACAACCGGACAATTGAACCGATTATTTCTGCAATCGTTGATGAAATGAAGAGAAAATTCTTAACAAAGACTGCCAGGTCCCAGAACAAGTCAATTATGTTCTTTAGAGATCCATTCAAGCTTGTGCCGGTAGCTGATCTTGCTGAAATTTCTGATAAGTTTACCAGAAATGAAATTGCTACATCAAACGAAATCAGACAGGTAATTGGCTGGAAGCCATCTGCTGATCCTAAGGCTGACGAATTGAGAAATAGTAATTTAAGTGAGCCTGGTGGTTCTGTAACAGATGCTACGAGCGGTGATGGAACAGAATCCAGCGATACCAGCGATTACGATGCTCTGGTTAATGAAGTTCTTGACAGTATTTCTGCACAAATCGATGACATCATCGGTAATTATACGTCTGGCGATGATAAGGAGGGAGGTGATTCTTAATGGATGAACCTAAAGTTGCGGTTCTTAGACATTATGCATCGCCTTATTACGATCCTCAGAAAGCGCATGAATACTATATGCGTACCAGAGAGTTAAAAGGCCGTTCTACCGCATCGCTGAACGATGAGGGAAAGAAGATTTGGTCTTATACAAAAAATAATATCAAATCTGAAAAGGCTGCAAAGGTCAAAGAAGAGCAGGAAAAGCGAGATCAGAAGATTACGGAACTTCGTAAAAAAGCAGAGGCAACGAAGGAACAAATATCTTCTCGTTTGAAAGAACTGAATGAGACTTTAACCCAAAATGCTTCCGATAGGAAGAAAAGTATCGATACCGATAAAGACTCTGATTTGGAAGAAATTGAAAAGGAATCGTCTAGTGAGAAGGAACGAATCGATAATAAAAAAGATGCCGAAATCGAGCGTTTGATGGCAATAGAAATTCCATCTGGATTATCCAAGGCTGAGAGATCTAAGCGGGTTGCGGAAAGAGCAGCAAAGATTGCAAAGCTTAGAAACGATGCAAAATCAGATAAAGCAAAAATTAGTAGCGATGCCAAAACGGACAAGGTCAGTGTTCGAACGGATGCGACAAACAAAAAAGCGAAAGTATCGTCCGATACCAAGGAAGAAAAGGCTGAGAACCAGGCCAATGCCAAAAGTGAAAGAGCAAAAGTTAGTTCCGAGCTTAAAGCAGCGGTCAAGTCAGTTAGAGAAGCTTACAAAGCGGCAAAAGCTGACCTTGACTCTTCATACGAACAAACATATCAGGATGAATTCGATAAAATTCAGTCTGAGTACAAGAAGGTTAAGAAATCAAAGAAAAAATCTTCCAGCTCATCAAAGAAGACATCGCATCCGTTATCGTACTATATCAGAAAATAAAGGAGGAAAATCAAAATGAAGTATGACTTTGGTGGCTGGGCCACTAGAAATGATCTTCAGTGTGCCGACGGAAGAGTTATTAAAAAAGACGCTTTCAAAGGGCAGAACGGGCAGACTGTCCCGTTAGTATGGATGCATAATCATGCCGATCCGGCGAATGTGCTTGGATTAGCTCATCTCGAAAATAGAGATGAAGGAGTTTATGCGTTCTGTGAATTTAATGATACAGAATCAGGAAAGACTGCACGGGAACTTGTAAAACATGGCGACGTACAGTCTCTTTCTATCTTTGCTAATCAGCTTAAACAGGCTGGACACGATGTTGTTCATGGCATCATCAGAGAAGTAAGTCTGGTATTAGCCGGTGCAAATCCAGGAGCATTTATCGATGATGTGGTGATGCATGGCGATGGCGAAACCGGTATTGTCATTGGCTATAATGAAATGATCATGGGTCAGTTGGAGCATTCCGCAGATAAGCCGGATAAAAAGAAGGAAAAAGAAAAAATCGAGCCTAATGACAAATCAGATAGTGGAGAGAAAAAAGACGATAAGGTTGAGACTATCGAAGACATTTTTAAATCCATGAACGAGAAACAGCAGACAGCCGTTTTCGCCATGATGGCTGAATTCGTAGACAAAGAAAATCCTAAAAAAGAGGATGATGAATCTAAAGGAGGAGATGACAATATGAAACACAACGTTTTTGACACTGACAAGCGCGATGATAAGAGCTTTCTGTCTCACGCAGACCAGGAGGAAATCCTTAAGCTGGCAAAGACAAGCCAGGTAGGAACATTCCAGACCGCACTGGAGATCTATGCTAATGAGAATGCACTTCAGCATGATGCTCTTGCAAGCGGATTTGCTCAGACAGGAAATGGCAATGTAACACTTCTGTTCCCGGAATACAAGGATGTACGTCCTGGTGCACCGGAGCTGATTACTAACGACCAGGGTTGGATCACAACTGTAATGAACAAAGTTCATAAGAGTCCGATTTCCAGAATCAGAACTAGCCAGGTAGATATCCGTAACATCGATGCTCTTAAGGCTAAAGGCTATACTAAGGGAAAACAGAAGAAGCAGACTGGCAACTTCAAGCTGGTTCGCAGAACTACCGACCCTCAGACTGTGTACGTAAAGAGTGCGCTGCATAGAGATGATATCATCGACATCACCGATTTCGACTATGTGGCATACCTGTACAACATCGACCGCCTGATGCTCAATGAAGAGCTGGCAACTGCAATCATGCTGGGTGATGGCAGAGACGACGGAGATGAAGGCAAGATTTCTCCGGATCACATCAGACCGATTTGGCTGGATGATGATCTGTACACCATTCACGTTGATCTCGATGTCGCAGCTGCTAAGAAAGAACTTCAGGGAACCAATACCGCGGCTAACTTTGGTGAGAACTACATCATCGCAGAGGCCATGATCAATACCGTTCTGTATGCAAGAGAGGATTATAAGGGCACCGGTACCCCGGATCTGTTCATTACTCCTCATATGCTGAATCAGATGCTCCTGGCAAGAGACATCAACGGAAGACGTATTTACTCTTCCAAGACCGAACTTGCCACTGCACTGAATGTTGGCAGTATCAATACTGCGGAGCAGTTTGAGGGTAAGACCAGAGCCACTTCCGACAGCAAAAAGAAGAAGCTGGTTGCCATTATCGCAAATCTGGCTGATTACTCCCTCGGTGCAACCAAGGGTGGAGAGGTTACTCACTTCACTCAGTTCGATATCGACTTTAACCAGGAGAAATCCCTGCTTGAGACCAGATGCTCTGGTGCTCTTACTCGTGTATACTCTGCAATCGCAATCGAAGAGGATGTAACAACTGCTTCTTCCGGTTCCGAGGATCACACAGTCTAAAGTCTTAAAGGAGAAAATTCAAAATGAGTAAATTTTACGGAGCAATCGGCTATTCCGTAACAGAGGAAATTCGACCTGGTGTCTGGGGAGAGAAGATTACAGTTCGTGACTACTACGGAGACGTTATTCGGAATACTCGACAGTATCAGAGTTCGGATAACCTCAACGACAATCTCAATGTGTCGAATGAGTTCAGCATCGTAGCCGATCCGTTTGCTTATGCGAATTTTCATTCGATGAGATTTATCGAGTATATGGGGGCTAAATGGAAAATTTCAAATGTTGAAGTTCAGTATCCCCGTTTAATATTGACCGTTGGAGGTGTTTACAATGAGCAGACGACTGAAACTGCATAATGCTTTATGCGACATCCTCTCGTGTCCAAACAAAGGACCGGAGTGTCGTGCTTATTTTCAACCACCGTCATCGGTAAAAATGAAATACCCCGCCATCGTTTACGCTCTCGACGATATCGAGAATACGTTTGCGAATGACGGGGTTTATTTGTCTGCGAGAAAGTATTCAGTAACAGTCATCGACAGCGATCCGGATAGTTCTCTCGTTGGCAAAGTAGCATCTATGCCGACAAGTCGATTCAATCGGCATTATACGAAAGACAACTTAAACCATGATGTCTTTGAAATATTCTTTTAAGGAGGACAAATTCTATGAAAAAGAAACTCGTTTGGGACAAGACTGGCGAGCGCCTGTATGAGACCGGTGTCAGCCAGGGCGTCCTTTACCCGATTCAGACCGGTGGCGTATATAACTCTGGTACCGCATGGAACGGTCTTAGCACCGTAACAGAGAGCCCGTCTGGAGCAGAACCTACTGCAATTTATGCAGACAACATCAAGTATCTGAACATTATGTCTGCAGAGGAATTTGGCGGCACAATCGAAGCTTATATGGCACCGGATGAGTTCGCAGAGTGCGATGGTTCCAAAGAAATCGCCCCTGGAGTGTTTGCAGGACAGCAGAACCGTAAGATGTTCGGCTTATCTTACAAGACACTTCTCGGTAACGATGTTGATTCCAATGATTACGGCTATAAGCTTCATCTCGTTTATGGTTGCTTAGCTTCTCCTTCTGAGAAGGGTTATTCCACTGTAAATGACAGCCCGGAAGCTATTACCTTATCCTGGGAGTTCAGCACCACACCAGTCGAGATTGCAACCTTAATCGATGGAAAGAAGCTGAAGCCTACTTCTATTCTCACCTTCGATTCTACCAAGGTCGATGCTAAGAAACTGGCTGCTCTTGAAGAGATCCTGTATGGTAAAGATCCTTCTTCTGCCGAAGCAGACGATGGTGTTGAACCGAGACTTCCGCTTCCGGATGAAGTAATTAAGATTATGACCGCAGAAGGTTAAGAAAAAAATAATACACAAACCACAGATGGAGTCGTATTCAGGAAAGCTGGCGACTCCTTTTTATTTGAAAGGAGAACAAAATTATGTATGCAGTAACAAAGACTTATAAAGATTTTAATGGTGTTGAGCGCACCGAAACAAAGCTCTTCAACCTTACCGAAACAGAGGTTATGGAGATGGAATTGGGCACAGCTGGTGGAGTTGCTGAGATGCTTCAGCGCATCGTAGATGCAAAAGATCAGCCGACCATTATCAAGTTCTTTAAGGAATTTATCTTAAAGGCATACGGAGAGAAGAGTGCTGACGGCACATATTTCGAGAAGTCCGAAGAGATTTCCAGAAAGTTTGCCTGCACTCAGTTCTACAATCTTCTGTTTATGGAACTTGCTACAGATGACAGCAAAGCCGCTGAATTCGTAAACCATGTAATTCCGAAAGTTGTAGATATCAAGAAGCATTCGGAAAATCCGGAGATTGCTCCTGTGGTTGCCACCATGAACTAAAGAGGTGAGCTCGAATGCTTGAACTTACGATACCAAGAACTGATCTGTGGGATGAGCGGAATCAGCGATTTATCCCTGTAAAGGAACAGAAGTTGCGTTTGGAGCATTCGCTCGTTTCACTTTCAAAATGGGAAAGTAAATGGCGCAAAGTCTTCTTATCTAAAGAGCAGAAGACCTATGAAGAAACCATTGACTATATACGCTGTATGACACTCACACAGAATGTTGACCCGCTGGTCTATCGATGCATTACCAATTCTCACATTGATGCGGTAAACGCCTATATTGAAGAGCCTATGACGGCTTCGACTGTTAAGGAAGAAAAAGGTGGTCCAATAAACAGGCAGCAGATAACCAGTGAACTTATCTATTACTGGATGACCGCATATCATATTCCATTTGAGTGTCAGAAATGGCATTTGAATCGTTTGTTAATGCTTATCCGGATTTGCAATGCGGAAAATAAGCCCCCGAAGAAGAGAAGCAAACGAGATTTATACAGACATCATGCGGAAGTAAATGCCGCAAACAGAAAGAAATTTAATTCGAAAGGATAGTGATAAAAATGGCGAAATCAAGACAGGCCGTTGTTAATCTTGTCGAATCTTGGGATGGAAAGAAAGAATCGAACGGCTCACATAAAAGCATTATCGATTTATATAACGACTTCTTTGAGAAGATCTGCGCTGGCAAATTTCCTCGTGGCATTCGTATGCGCTATGACTGGGCTTGGTGCGCTTGCACCTGGTCTGCATTAGCGGCAGCTCTCCGATATGAGAGCATTATGCCTATGGAAATTTCCTGCTATTACCTCATTGAAGCGGCAAAGAAAATGGGATGTTGGCAGGAGAACGATGCTTATGTTCCGAGTCCTGGAGATGCGATTTTGTATGACTGGCAGGATAACGGATTCGGTGACAACTCTGGCAATCCGGATCATGTCGGTACCGTAATCGAGGTGCATAAGGAATCCGGTTACATGGTTATCGAAGAGGGCAACTACAGTAATGCGGTCAAGAAGAGAACGCTGTCTATTAACGGAAAATTTATCCGCGGTTTCATCACACCAAAGTACGACGACAATACCGTTGCCGCTCCTGGATTAAGCAAGGGTAAAGACATCAAAACCATCGCTCATGAGGTTATCGTTGGACTGTGGGGAAGCGGCGAGAATCGTAAGAAATTGCTTACTGAGTACGGATACAGCTACTCTGAAGTTCAGAACATGGTTAATCAGATTCTGAATGGATCGGCGGTAACACCGTCCAACACCAAACAGGATCAGAACCAGTCAGTTTCAAAGAAAGTGGTGGCTACCTGTTCTGCCAAGCAGTTTAACAAAACCTGTGCTGGTGAATATAAAACAACGGCAGTTCTTTATTGCCGTAATGATGCCGGAACCAATAAGAAAGCTATTTGTAAAATCCCGGCTGGCACTAAGGTTAAATGCTATGGCTACTACACAATGGCAAACGGAGTTAAGTGGCTGTACATCCAGTTTGTACTTGACGGTGTGCAGTATACTGGCTTCTCATCCAGTGCTTACTTAGCAAAGTAGGAGATTCATATGATCACGTTCAGACAAAAGGGTGATTTTTCTAAGCTGACTCGATTCTTAGAGCGAGCAAAGGAATCGGTTCGTCTCGGTGACCTCGATAAGTATGGTCGAGAGGGCGTAGCCGCCCTTGCGTCTGCAACACCAGTTGATACAGGACGGACAGCAAATTCGTGGCACTACAAGATCGAGCAGAAGCAAGGTTCCGTGTCAATCAGCTTTTATAACACAAATATTCAAAATGGAGTCCCTATTGCAGTCATTTTGCAGTACGGACACGCAACAAGAAACGGCGGCTGGGTACAGGGGCGAGACTACATCAATCCTGCTATCCAGCCTATTTTTGACAAAATTGCAGATGCGGCATGGAAGGAGGTTACTAAGCTATGAGTACAACCGTTGACGAACGTGTCGTCGAAATGCGGTTTGATAACAAACAGTTTGAGCAAAATATTCAGACCAGTTTATCAAGCCTCGATAAGTTGAAGAAGAGTCTTAACCTCGAAGGGGCAGCAAAAGGCTTAGAAACCGTAAACGATGCCGCAAATAAATGCAGTGGAAATATGTCACCGCTGAGTAATGCAGTTGAGACTGTACGAGTGCGATTTTCCGCATTGGAAGTAATGGCAATTACCGCTTTACAGAACATTACCAATTCTGCGCTTGCTGCTGGAAAAAATCTTGTCTCTGCTTTTACCATCGATCCGATTAAAACCGGTTTTGAGGAGTATGAGACCCAGATCAATGCCGTTCAGACAATCCTTGCGAATACATCTTCAAAAGGAACAACTCTTGACCAGGTAAATAATGCGTTAGATGAATTAAATCATTACGCAGATATGACCATTTACAATTTTACGGAGATGACCCGTAACATTGGTACGTTCACCGCGGCTGGCGTGGATCTGGACACATCTGTAGCAGCTATCAAGGGTATTGCGAACCTTGCAGCCGTATCAGGTTCCAACTCTCAGCAGGCAAGTACCGCTATGTATCAGCTTTCACAGGCATTAGCGGCAGGAACAGTAAAATTGCAGGACTGGAACTCAGTGGTAAACGCTGGTATGGGCGGTCAGGTATTCCAGGATGCGCTGAAAGAAACGGCTAAAGTTCATGGAATTGCCATTGACGAAATGATCAAAGATGAGGGCTCATTCAGAGAGACCCTTAGTAAAGGATGGCTTACCTCTGACATCTTGACTGAAACCTTGGCAAAATTTACAGGTGATCTCAACGAAGATCAGCTTCGGACCATGGGATATACCGATGATCAGATCAAATCCATTATGGAGATGGGTAAAACAGCGAACGATGCAGCAACAAAAGTAAAGACTTTTACTCAGCTGTTCGACACGTTGAAAGAGGCTGCCCAGTCAGGATGGACACAAAGCTGGGAAATTATCGTCGGCGACTTTGAAGAGGCAAAAGAATTACTTACTGAGGTGAGCGATACGTTCAGTGCCGTAATCAATGCTTCTGCCGATGCGAGAAATAAAATGCTTCAGGATTGGAAAGACCTTGGCGGTCGTACCATGATGATCGAAGCAGTAAAGAATGTTTTCGAGGGACTGGTTAGCGTTGCCAAGCCGGTTCGGGAGGCATTCAACGAAATCTTCCCGCCAATGACTGGAAAACAGTTAGCTGAAATCACAGAGCGTATCCGTGATCTGACAGCAAAATTCAAAATGGGGGAAGAAAGTTCAAAGAATCTGAAGAATACGTTTAAAGGCGTATTTGCAGTGCTTGATATCGGCGGACAAGCTTTCAAAGCTGTTGCCGGTGGTGTCGGCGAATTGATTGGTCTTTTCTTACCGGCTGGAAACGGAGTGTTATCACTTACTGGAAGTTTCGGTGAGTATCTTGTTAAGCTTGATGAAACGGTAAAGAAGACAGATGTCTTTGGCAAAGCAGTTTCGACTGTTGTTGATATCGTAAAGATAGCTATTACGTTTGTTAAAACTGCCGGAGAAAAAGTAAAAGAATTTGGAAAAACTGCCGGGGAGAAGTTTGATTTTCCTGGATTTGAATTATTCCACTCATTCCTTGAACGAGTACATGATCGTATGGCTCAGATTGGTGATGGTGCTGGAAAAATGAAGAGCGGAGTCATCGTTGCTTTCGAGATGATGGGAGAAGCACTTGAAAAATGTAAATTTCTCAAAGTTATGGAAGCATTGTGGACTGCCGTGAAAGTAATTGCTGGCGGTATTGCCGATGCAGTCGGAACTATGATGGGAACACTCGCTGAGAAACTCGGAAATGCAGATTTCAGCGGAGTTCTTGACATTCTTAACAGCATTGCTGTCGGTGGAATCGCAGTATCGATTTCCAAATTCTTAAAGAGTGTAACAGAACCGCTTGAGGGGTTGAATGGGGTTCTCGAAGGAGTAACTGGAATTCTTGACGGTGTTAGAGGTTGTTTTGAGGCATATCAGACAAATCTTAAAGCCGGAACGTTGCTTAAAATTGGAGCAGCAATCGCTTTGCTTGCGGGTTCTATCGTTGCGATTTCTCTGATCGATAGCGATAAACTGTCAGCTTCTCTTGGAGCTATCACGGTGCTCTTTGCTAATCTGCTCGGGGCGATGGCGATTTTCAATAAAATCAGCAGTGATACCGGAAAAGTATCTAAAGCATGTACAGCGATGATTGCCATGTCAGTTGCAGTATCTATTCTGGCAGGAGCTTTGAAGAAAGTTTCGGACCTTGATTGGGGTGAGCTTGCAAGAGGCTTGATTGGAATCGCTGGTCTTACGACTATTGTTGTTGCATCATCTAAAGCCATGGCAAGCGGTCAGAAGCAGGTTATGAAAGGCGCTACCAGCTTAATTATATTTGGAGCGGCTATCAAAATTCTGGCTTCAGCATGTAAGGACTTATCAAAATTACAGTGGGATGAACTCGGACGAGGTCTGACTGGTGTAGGAGTTCTATTTGGCGAGATTGCCGTATTCCTTAGAGTTGCAAAATTCAACGGAAAAATGATTAGCACCGCGACTGGAATTGTTATTCTGGCTGCGGCAATGAAAGTTCTGGCATCTGCTTGTAAAGACTTTGGTCAGATGGAGTGGAGCGAGATTGGAAAAGGATTAGCTGGAATTGGTGGATTACTTGCTGAACTTGCAGTCTTCACAAATTTGTCCGGAAATGCAAAACACGTAATGTCTACTGGCGTAGCTTTAACTGCTATTGGCGCTGCAATGAAAATCCTTGCTTCCGCTGTAAAAGATTTTGCTCAATTACAGTGGGATGAGCTCGGCAGAGGTTTAACTGCTATGGGCGGCGCACTTGCAGAGGTAGCTATCGCTGTTAATCTGATGCCGAAAAATATGATTGGCATTGGAACGGGTCTTGTTATCGTCGGTGGAGCACTTGAAATTATTGCAAACTGTATGAGTAAATTCGGAGGTATGCAGTGGGAAGAAATCGGTAGAGGTCTTACTGTCATGGGTGGGGCTTTAGCTGAGCTGGCCATCAGTCTCAACTTTATGAAGGGTACACTTGGCGGATCGGCGGCATTATTGGTTGCATCCGCAGCCCTAGCTGTTCTTGCACCGGTGCTCAGTATATTGGGAGCATTATCGTGGGAAGCGATTGCGAAAGGACTTATTTCCATTGCAGGAGCATTCACGATTATCGGCGTAGCAGGCGCAGTTCTTACACCGTTGGTTCCGACCATTCTGGCGTTATCAGGAGCATTTGCGTTGATTGGTGTTGGGGTTCTTACAATCGGAGCTGGTTTACTTGCGGCCGGTACGGGACTTTCAGCACTCGCTATCGGATTCACAGCGCTGGCAACTGCCGGTGCCGCTGGAGCGACTGCAATCGTAGCAGCACTGACAGTTATCGTTACTGGTATCGCTGGCTTAATTCCGGCTGTTCTTACAAAAGTCGGAGAAGGAATTATCGCAATCTGCAAAGTTATTGCTGCCGGAGCACCAGCTATTGGTGAAGCTGTAAAGGCAGTTGTCTTAACGCTGATCGATGTTTTCGTATCCTGTGTACCGCAGCTGGCAGACGGAGCTTTACAATTAGTGGTTGGTGTATTAGAAGCACTTGTTACTTACACGCCTCAAATCGTAGATCTAGCCTTCAAGTTTCTTATTGGAATTTTAGAGGGTATTGCTAGTAATCTGCCATCACTGATTAAAGCTGGAATCGATGTCCTTATGGCATTCTTTGCTGGTATTGTCGATGCGTTAAGCGGAATCGATACTGGGGCTTTACTGAAAGGAATTACTGGAATCGGTCTGTTATCGGCTATTATGCTTGCTCTTAGTGCAACAGCGGCGCTTGTTCCTGGTGCCATGGTTGGAATTCTTGGAATGGGAGCAGTTGTCGCTGAAATGGCATTGGTGTTTGCAGCTGTCGGGCTCTTGTCGAAACTTCCGGGACTTTCTTGGCTTATTGGAGAAGGTGGAAAGCTTTTACAGGGTATCGGAACAGCAATCGGTCAGTTCGTTGGTGGAATCGTCGGCGGATTTATGAGCGGTGTGTCGAGTCAGTTCCCGCAAATTGGAGCTGATTTATCCGCTTTTATGAATAATGTTCAGCCGTTCTTACAAGGAGCTAGTCAGATTCAGCCATCTATGATGGACGGGGTAAAGGCATTAGCCGAGACAGTGCTTATTTTGACGGCGGCTGATATTTTACAGGGATTGACTTCTTGGCTTACAGGAGGTTCGTCTTTGTCTAAGTTCGGAGAGGAACTTGTACCGTTTGGCGAGGCTATGCGAGATTTCTCGCTGGCTATCGGAAACATGGACGGAGAAATCGTGGCAAATGCAGCAACAGCTGGTAAAGCATTAGCTGAAATGGCAGCCACAATTCCAAATACTGGCGGATTAGTGTCGTTCTTCGCAGGAGAAAACGATATGACTGCCTTTGGAAAGCAGCTTGTACCATTCGGCGAAGCTATGAAACAGTTCGGGGACGCAATTACTGGACTCGACTCAAATGCCGTTACAGAAGCGGCGATCGCAGGTAAGGCCATGGCAGAGATGGCAACAACCATTCCAAATTCTGGTGGCGTTGTAGGATTCTTTGCTGGCGAAAACGACATGGGCGAGTTCGGAAAACAGCTCGTACCATTCGGCGAAGCCATGAAAGCATTTGGCGATGCAGTTCGTGGACTGGAAGCCGATGCAATCGTCAATTCTGCAACGGCAGGTAAGGCTTTGGTCGAACTTGCTGATACAGTTCCGAATACCGGTGGCGTCGTGGCATTCTTTACCGGAAACAACGATGTTGATACTTTCGGCGAAAAGCTTGTACCATTTGGTGAGGCTATGAAGGCATATTCCGAAGCTATTATGGGCATGGATTCTGCGGCTATTACGAATTCGGCAACAGCTGGTAAAGCTCTTGTGGAACTTGCCAATACAATCCCGAATACCGGAGGACTTGTAAGCTGGTTTACTGGCGACAACGATCTTGGCGGTTTCGGTGACAGTCTGGTTCAGTTCGGAAGTGGAATTAAGAGTTATTCGGATTCTATTTCTGGAATTGATACCGGAATCATGTCGAGTGTGATTACCCAGGTGAATCGACTTGTTGAAATGGCTAAAGGAATGGCGGAATTAGATACGAGTGGTATGAGTGGTTTTAGCACAGCACTGATTCAGCTTGGAAACAACGGTATCGACGGTTTCATCAATGCGTTTACAGATGCGAGCGGAAGAGTGACATCCGCCGCGACCTCTATGCTGACGACATTCATCAATGCGGCTAATGCTCAGAAAGGTAATCTGACATCTACGTTTACGACCATGATGCAGGCTGTACTTACGACTCTTACGAACTATCAAACCCAGTTCAATACTGCTGGCTCTACGTTGATGACAAAATTTATCAGCGGAATTAAATCTCAGGACGGAAATACCAAAACTGCAATTACCAACATTATTAGCGGTTGCATCACTGCAATCAATAATAAGCAGACTCAGTTCAATACTGCGGGTGCGAACCTCATGATCAAGCTTATTGCTGGAGTTAAATCGAAAGATTACGAAACCAGAAATGCGTTTGTAAACATCTTAAGTTCATGCCTTACAGCTATCGCGAACAAGTATCCGGAATTTCAAAATGCAGGAATGCAGTGCATGATTAAGTTCATCGCTGGTGTTAAGGAAAAAGCCGAAGAAGTAAAAACAGCTTTCACTGGCAATCTTAATGCTTCTGTAACAGCTATCCGGGATTATCATGATCAGTTTAAACAGGCTGGTGCTTACTTGGTGGAGGGATTTGCTGATGGAATCAGTGAGAATACGTACCGCGCGGAAGCTAAAGCCAGAGCAATGGCAAGGGCTGCGGCAGAAGCAGCAGAAGACGAACTGGACGAGCATTCACCTTCCAGAGTAGGATACCACATCGGTGATTTCTTTGGATTGGGATTCGTTAATGCCATCGGAACTTATGCGGTGAAGGCATATAATGCCAGTGCTGAAATGGCTGATTCGGCAAAAACAGGTCTTGGAAACGCAATCGCAAAGGTAAAGGACATGATCGACAACGGTGTTGATACTCAGCCTACGATTCGACCGATTCTGGATCTGTCAGACGTTGAGGAGAAGAGTCATCGACTGAATACACTGTTCAGTAGATCACAGGCATTGACGGTTAGCACAGGAATTGCAGCATCTCGTGGACCGGATCTTCAAAATGAAGATACCAATCCGAATACAGGAAACTCTTATAACTTTACACAGAATAACTATTCGCCTAAGGCACTGTCGAGAACAGAGATTTATCGGCAGACGAAGAATCAGTTCTCGGCGATGGAAAGGATGGTGGAAACTTGATTCGAGCAGTCACGTTTACAAACTATCTTGGCGATAGTATCCGACTTGATTTGGCGAGACCGGAGGAATCCGGTTTCATCATCAAGTCTGTAACTGGCTTGGGACCAGGAAAAGCTAACATCAATACGACAGAAATTGCTACAAACGATGGAAGCCTGTTCAATTCCTCAAGGATGCCAAGCCGAAACATTGTTATTTCTCTTGCGTATATGTGGAAGGATTCCATTGAAGACGTAAGACAGCTTTCATACAAGTATTTTCCTATTAAAAAGAAACTTACCATGCTTATCGAAACCGATAACAGGCAGGCGGAGATTGAAGGATACGTAGAATCAAACGATCCAACAATATTTAGTAAAGATGAGGGTTCGGATATCTCAATCGTGTGTCCGAATCCTTTCTTTTATTCTGCCGGAAAGGACGGACTCAATACGACCATCTTCTATGGCGTAGAGGCACTGTTTGAGTTTCCTTTCAGTAACGAATCTCTTCAGGACCCGTTGCTGGAAATGGGAGAAATCAAAAATGAAACAGAGCAGGTGGTTGCATATAATGGCGACGCTGAAATCGGTGTAACTATTACGATTCATGCAATCGGTGAAGTCAGCAATATCACAATCTATAATACCGGTACTCGTGAAGTGATGCGGATCGATACCGATAAATTGGAGAAATTCACTGGCTCTGGAATTATAGCAGGTGACGAAATTATCATCTGCACCGTAAAAGGAAACAAGTCGATTACGCTTCTTAGGAATGGAAAGACTACAAACATCTTGAACTGTCTGGATAAAAATGCAGATTGGTTCCAGCTTGCGAAGGGCGACAACATATTTGCTTATACAGCTGAGTACGGAAGTACAAACTTACAGTTTAAGATTGAGAACCGTATTGTCTACGAGGGGGTATAAGCACTATGAATGTGATGATTTTAAACACTGACCTGGATGCTGTCGCTATCGTAGATACGTACGAATCCTTCATCTGGACTGATCGGTATTATGCCTATGGTGACTTTGAGCTGTATGAAGCAATGCGAGATGGTCTTCTGGATTATATCAAACAGGACTATTATTTGCAGAGCAAGGAATCTGAGCATGTGATGATCGTAGAAAAAATCCAGATTACTTCCGATACCGAAGACGGTAACCATGTAACGGTTACTGGACGCTCGTTAGAATCTATTCTCGATAGGCGAATCGTCTGGGGACAGAAGCTATTAAGCGGAAATCTTCAAAATGGAATTAAAACATTGCTCAATGAGAATGTAATTTCTCCGTCGGACAGCAATCGAAGGATTCCAAACTTCATTTTCAAAGAATCAACCGACCCGGCAATTACAAAGTTGAAATTGGAAGCTCAGTATACGGGGGATAACCTGTACGATGTCATCCAGAAAATTTGCGAGGAGCAGGGTATCGGTTTCAAGATTACGCTGAACGATGAAAAGCAGTTTGTCTTTGAGCTGTATGCCGGTTCCGACAGATCATACGATCAGACAGAGAATCCATACGTTATATTCTCTCCGAAATTTGAGAATATCATAAACAGTAACTATATCGAATCTAAAGCTTCGTTGAAAACCGTGACTTTAGTTGGGGGAGAAGGCGAGGGTGCTGATAGAAGATATACTACAGTTGGTGGTGGTTCCGGTTTAAATCGTAGAGAACTGTTTACGGATGCTCGTGACATTTCTTCGAATGTTGGAAGTGATGATGCATTGACCGATGCCAAGTATATGGCTCAGTTGCAGCAAAGAGGAAAAGAAAAACTTGCAGAAAATGTGAGCATTACCTCGTTTGAGGGAGAAACAGAAACAACTATCATGTTCCAGTATGGAAAAGATTTCTTTAACGGGGACATTGTACAGATTGCGAACGAATA